TTCGTCTTCATCATCCATTATAATTTCAAAATCTGCAATATCTAAGTCTGTGTGATCTTGTGCATATTTATGTGCTTTAATATAAATATCCGGATCTATTTCTTTTATATACTCCATAAACATAAAACAAAATACAAATATGGGATTATTAGTGTCTATATCAAACTCTTCATACTCTTTATCGTCATCTTCTGGTGTTAAATCTTCTTCCATTTATTGATCCTTATTTGTGCTTCAAGACCTGACTAGTCCACCCATAATCATATCATTAATATCTTTGCATTTAATATGATCGGGCCATACACAAACTTTTTTATGTTGTTGAACTAATTTTTCCATTGTTTGGATAACTTGCACATTGCGTGGTTCGTTATCCATTACGTAAATGACAGAACGACCTTTTAATTCTTCTGGAAGAGTAAACACATCACTCATTCCTACACACGCAACACCATTAGGAATAAACAGTGAATCTAGTGGACCTTCAACAACATACACTGTCCCCATAGCGTCTACACGATCCAGACCATACCATGATTTACGGTCTTGATCGTCTGGTTTAATAGTGATGTATCGTACACTTCTGCGTGCAGAACGATCTGTAGATACTTTGATAACTCGTCCTTGTGCTCCGACAAGATATCCCTTACGATCTAGAATAGGAATAACTAGACGAGGCTCGCTTGCTAGTCCTTCTCCAGATTCTGGATTGATACGTCGTGCCCATACACCAAAATCTTCAGCGTAATACAGATGCTTCCACATCTTCTTTGGGATTTGCCGTAGTTCTACAAACTGACGGCAAGCGTGATTGGGTGGTAGTTCCGCAACGGTAGGTAGCTCAATAGTATATTTCTTCTTGGGCTTCTTGGAGAACAGCATCTTAGGTTTTTCCCTTTCCTGTGTTGGTTGTTTCTCTTTAAACTTTTCTAGACTGTACTCTTTACATAGGTTTGGAGCAACTTTACTCATAAAGTTGTATAAGTTAAGACCAATACTGCAGTTATGACACTTAAAAAAGAACTCACCTTTCTTTTCAAAGAAAAAACCACGAGCCTTGGTTTTATTTTTTGTAGAATCACCACAGATAGGACAACGACAGTTGGCAAGATTATCCTTCTTCCAAGTGAACTTATCCAAGGAAGAGGAAATCATCGAGAGAAACTTCTTATCGGTTATTATAGACATAGTTCTTGGCGTCAGGGAATGCTCTCAACGCCCATTCTTCCCACTCAGGAAGATCCTCGTCACGCACGAATGGAAGGGCAGCAAAACGCTCCTCATATGAACGGTTGTCATTATACGCGATGCTCTGCACTTGTCGATACTCTCCATCAAATGTTCCAGTCATTTGTATTACCTTTCTTCTTGAATTTCTTGATTATGTTCTCACCGTGACCAGACGATCCAACATCGTCTTCTTCGCCAGTTCCTATCAGATCATCCTGTTCGGATGGATCTACATTGTATAATTTCATCTTTGCACGATTGATTCCAACGACAAACTTCTTGTTTCTCGTCAACTCGTTGTACCGATTCTTCAACTGCTTGACCATGATCTGGTTCTTCTGATCCAGTTCGTCAGTGCCAATCAAGGCAAACATAAGATCGGCAGTTGCAGGAAGACCAAACGATTCGGAAGTGTTCTCAAGTCCGATGTCGGTATTGTTGTGACCAGATCGGTTCACCTGTGTTGCTGTGAATACAGGAACATTTCGTTCAATCGCAAGACCACGCAACTCTTCTGCAATTGCCTTGACTACGCTATACGAACTCATCGTAGCGGATGCCTTTACTCTTGCGGAAGAACAGATGTTTAGATAGTCGATGAAGATGATGTCTGGTTTGAACTTCTTCTTCAGCAACAGTTCATCAAGCAGATGTCGGAAGTGGTTGACATGGGCAGTGGCGGTGGGATACTCCTTGATGATGAGTTGTCCAGTCACTCCCTTGGTCGCATTGTAGAGTTTCTTACCATACATCGACTTCGTGAGCGTCTTCATGTCGTCAAGAGTGATGTCCATGATGTTCGCATCAATTCTCTCTGCAATACGCTCCTCCGACATCTCACAGGTGATGTAGAGGACATTCTTGTTCTGCATCAGGCAGTTTGCTGCGTGATGACAAAGAAACAGAGATTTACCTACACCCGTACCAGCGATGACCACATTGAGCGTCTTTTGCGGTACGCCTCCATTTGTGATGGTGTTAAAGAATTCAATGTCAAAAGGAATCTTCTGCTCGACCTTGTGATAGAAGTCATATCGCTTCTCTGCATCTTTGAGGAAATCATGTCCAATGTTTGTATCGAACGAGACGGCCAATGCTTCGGATAGTATGGAGGGTAGAGAGGTAGGAGTCTTGCTCTTGCTCTTACCTTCGATGATCTGAATGGATTCCAGAATAGCGTTGTACAGAGCGCGGTCTTTACAGAATTTTTCAGTTTCGTCCACCAACCAATCTTCGTCATCTTTAACTGGTTGGAGATCTCCGACCAAGGTCTGACATTTCTCATAATCGACCTGCGTGAGATCCTTATCGTTCTGTAGCGATATGGTGATCGCATCTTGGTTCGGTAGTTTGTTGTACTGATTGATGTATTCATAGATCTTACGAAATACTCGCCTTTCACTGTTTTCCGAAAAATATTCTTCCTTAATAAATGGTATAACTCTGCGCGAATACCCTTCGTTATGTACAAGGTTCTGAAGGATTACCTTCTGAATGTTTGTGTTCATTATTCCTCATCATTATCAATCTTGTCTAGTTCTGCCATGATCTCCGCATCTGTGGTGAGAATGTCACCATTAGAAATCGCATACTTCGTCTTCACGAAATCGCTGAATGTCTTGTCTGTAAGGATCGGGAGCCAGAATTCCTTGCAGTCAGTATCTTTGATACGCCACTTTGTCTCTTCACCTTTTCTTGCATACCAACCGTTTGATGGCTTCACGACATGACCTGATTCCAGAGCGATGTCGAGCAGACCACTCCAACGACTGATACCACCTTCGAATGACACGCTCACTGGAATCTTCGACTTCTCCTTCACATAACGGGACTTCTCCACATTAATGATGAAGTTGTAACCAGTCAGTTCCGTTCCATCCTTCTCCTGCTGGCGACCAAGAATGAAAATGTTGTCGGCAGAATAGTAGGAACCAGTTCCACCACCAACGATGTCCTTTGGATACATTCCGATCTCCTTGTAGGTATGATTGACCACAACCATAGGAATGTCCTTGAGGTTCAGATGTGGAGTGATCATACGGAATAGAGACTTCATCTGCTTGGCACGGGACATATCTGCAACTGACTTACCTTCCATAGCATCCTCAACTTCCTTCTTGGAAGCAAGATTGCCGATGGAGTCGATGATGACCATAAGATGCTCACCGCGCTCGACGCTGTTCAGTTGTTGCATGATGTCGAACTTCAATTCCTCGACATCCTTGATCGGAGTATGGAGAACACGATCTTGGTCGATTCCGAATGTATCGAAATAACCCTGTGGTGTTCCAAACTCCGAATCGTAGAACAGCAGAGCGGCATCTGGATACTTGTCGAGATACGACTTTGCCATCAACAGGGAGAATGCAGTCTTGAAGTGCTTGCTTGGTCCAGCCCACATCGTGATGCCAGGAGTAAACCCACCATCAAGACGACCAGATAGTGCCACATTGATGACGGGAATGCTCGTCGGAATCATGTCCTTCTTGGTGAAGAACTTCGATTGCGACAGGACAGATGAATCCTTGATTGTGCTGTTCTTTTTGATCTTATCTAAAATTCCCATTCTTCACATCCTTCATAATATCAAGTGTTCTTTGTTTCATATTGGCATAGAACTCCGCTTCCCTTGTATAGAACTCGTATGTGTCTATGCTGCCATTTTTCATCTTCGATAGTTCCTTCATCGTGAGAACGGCATCTTCGTGCTTTTCCTCAATCAAAGGAAGGATCTTCTCAAAATATTCAATATCAAGTTTAATGCTCATTCGAACAACGACTCCAGTGTGTTTGACTTCTCGCACTTCCAACCAATGGCATCGGTGATGGTGACGAGAGGTTCGAGGAATGTCTTCTCGAACTGTCTATTGTAATCTACAAACCTCTCAAGATCAAGTTCCTTTGGAATAGATCCGAAGAAAGATATGACCTGATCCCCAATCGGATTAGGCACCTTTAGATAGACATACTTCACCTTCTCGCCATCCTTAATCAACTGATATTTCTTCAGAAGTTTGCGGGATTTTATGGCATGATTGTAGAGTAAAGATCCCTTCACATGAATAGGTGTTGATTTGCGATAGATCGTGGTAGGATCGGCATATTCGGTCATACCCTTGCAACTGCTGTTTCTCGCAACCTTCTCTGGTTTCATCTTCACGAATTCATTCTTGAACTTGTCTACGAACGAGATCAAAGTGTCTTCGTCAGAATTCATAAGAAGAGAGATGGCATCCTTGAGTGCCACACGGACAACCTGTGGTGTGGAGGATCGTGTAGTTTCGATGCCCATGATCTTGAGTTCTGGCACATCAAGAAGAACATCGTCCTCACCCATATACACATTCAACATATAACGCTTCTTGGCAGTCCAGATTCCCTTGTTGCAGATTGACTCACGCTTCATATTCATCTTCTGAGAATATGCATTCATAAGTTCAGAGAGTTCCTGATACTTCTTGTTGATGAACGAACCGATTGTGGTGCGGCACGCCTTGTCGAGGAATGTGACGATCTTCTTGTTGTCCGTGCAATCGGGAAGAACCTTGCTTACAAGTTCGTCCAACTTAATGTAAACGGAGTCCGTGTCGCTGGCAATAATGTAGTCAACATCCTTGGTCGAACAGGTCTTGTTGAGGAATTCGTTGAGATGCATTTCGATCCATCGAATAGACAACTGACCAGAGATCGTGATTGCTTCAGCAAGATCCAGATCATAGTAGCGGAAATACTGATTACCTACAGCACCGAAAGCAGAGTTTAATTGAATCTTACGAACCAACTGAAAGTTGTGATACTTCGCAACATCCATACTCAGTTGCGTCTTTTCCTGCTCGGACAGATCCTTGCGCTCCTTAAGTTGACGCTTGCAGTCAAGCATCTTCTTCTTATACATCTTGCGCTCTTCGTACATTCGTTCCATAAGCGCAGGCAGGAATCCCTGCTTGTCCTTGCGGAAAGCGACACCATTCGCGGCGATGGAATATTCATCCTGCTTGGCGCCACGAAGATAGTCAGCAGGATCGGTGAATGTCTTCGTGGGTTCTCCACGGTGCATTCTCAGAATCGAATCTGGTGAAATGGATGTGCGGAAGTATGCAGTGTTCTTCACCTTTGTCTCAGGTGAGATGTTATACTGCATGATGAGATGTGGATAGAGCGAGTCAAGGTCGAACGAAGCGATCCACTTGTGCATTCCCGTCTGTGGATCCTTTACATACCCACCAGCAAACTGCTCTTCCTTCTCCTCGGACATCTTCTGTGGAATGACGATTCCCTGATCGGAGAGATGGTGATAGATGATGGCGTCCCAAGTTCGAACCTGAGAGAACACATCCGACAGGTTTACCTTTGCGTTGTATGCAAGAGCAACTGCAAGTTCCAGCAGACGGAGTTTGTTCTCCAACTTGACTACCAGTTCGACATCTATGTAATTATACTTGACGAACTTGGCAAAGTCCTTCTTGTAGAACTCCTGCAAGTTGGAATAGTCGTCATAGGAGATCTTGTTCTCTCCCAACTCGACCGATGCGATGTGGTCGAGACGATACGATTCTCTTGTTACGAATGTGAACTTGCGGTATAGATCAAAATAGTCCAGAGCGGCAATACCGACCAGATCATAAACCGTATAGTCGTTCTGCTTTACCTGCACCACTCTGGTCTTGATGTTTTCCCAAGGAGAAAGACGCTTTGCTTCTCCTTCACCAAGCATCTTCTCTATGCGACATACAAGATAAGGAATATCATAGAACTGAATGTTCCAACCAGTAACGACATCAATATCCTCGTCTCGCCAAACGGAAATAAACGCTTCGAGGAGTTCCCTCTCGTCGTCGTAGTCTATCACAGTGTGCTGGTCGTTTTCCTTGTTGGCTTTACCAAGACAAAGAGTTATGGTCTTGTCACGGTTTCCCTGCACGAAGCGCATCGTGATTACATTCACACGCTGATCGCACTTTTCGATGCTAGGAAACCCATCCTCACACTCGACCTCGATGTCCAAGTAACAAACCTTCAGTGCGGATTGATCATACTGAATTTCGCCAGGAAACTGGTCGTGAATGAATGTATAGGTGAAATCGGTATTACCATAGATCTCTATACCCTCCACACCTTCATACTGCTTTATGAAATCTCTGCAATCACGAATGGAACCGAAGTCAACACGGTCGACGAACTTACCGTCGAGGGTTCGATACTCGGTCTTCTTTTCGGATGGCCAAAAGAGATAAGGATTGTAATTCTTTACAATAGTGGTGCGTCTATAAGAAGAACTAGTCGAAGACTTTTCGTATCCTCGACACAGTATCCTCTCACCTCGCACGAAGGCGTGGGTGTAGAAATTCATTTTCTGTTCTTGCAGCAGCCTCTGTATTCTTGTTCGGTCAATAATCTTGGCTCAATGTGTATCTTTGGTTCTTCGATATTTTGTTTTGTTTCTTGAGCATCTTTGTCCGCAATATAAGCAGACAAAAGAACCATATAGTTAATGATATCAACGCAAGTGTCCTTGAAAGATTCGTCCGCCACATGCATCTTGCCGGCGCGAACGAATGAACTCAATCTGCTCATCTTATCCGTAAGACGAACCATAAAACCCTGTTCTGTCTTGCAAATACCCATGCTCTCTACACGGGTAAAGTTTGCAAAAGGCTCAATACCTTCATTGCCTGCATAATCCTTGTTCTTCAATTTCATAAGTTCTCTGGCTTCGGCGCAGAGTTTCATATGATGATCCAACAATTCATCACGAGTCATGTCATACTCCTGTGGAACCAAATCCACCATTACGATCTGTTTTCTGAACTGGTTTAGTATAGCACTGTTCTATGGTGTAGTCAAGTGATTTTACCAATTCTCCCTGAGCAATTCTGTCACCGTGTTTAATTGTAATTCTCTGCAAAGAGTCGTTCTTCAGCATGATCATCAACTCGTTCACATAATCCGAGTCGATGACACCTTCGCAGTTGGCAAGAACCAATCCTTGCTTGAGAGACAGACCAGAACGAGGATGTATTCTTACCGAGTAACCTTCTGGAATATCAAGAATAAGACCAGTTGGAATGAGAACTCTCCATTCAGCAGGAATCTCCACCTGATCTATGATCTCTGGACTTTCGTACATATCATTTGTCTTGCTGTATGAATGTATCTTTCTACCATTTAGACAGGCGGAAAGATCAAAGCAAGCCGAATGTTGTGTACCAAACTTCGGAGGAATGGCGTTTGGATTTATGATATAATATTTAAGCAAGGC